CTCTATCCTGTGAAATAAAATTCAATGGAGCTGGATCTAAAATATTTTGTCTCTCTCTATCTGAAGCCCAACCCTCAATATTGGTTGCCTCTGGACGAGAACTGAAACTTACGCCATTAGGAGCGTCTGATATATGATATGTTCGATCTTTATTGAACATTCTTTCCGTAGTAAGAGCGCCTCTCCAAAGTTCATTAAATTCAGCTTCAAAGGGAATAATTTGGCCAAGTGCAACCTGACTTGTAGAACCTCCGGTATTTTTCACCATTCTAGCTTCTCCATGCAATCCTACAAAAACATCTCCTCCAAATACTTGAATTCCATTTGCAATATTTGAATTGCCAGATAAGTAGGAAATAAAATCATCATCAAAGGCTTGATAATGTCCGCAAAAAATATAATTTGTTTTTGACAATGCAGACTCAGAAGTTCCTCCATAAAATAAATCCTTTGGACGAATCCAATTAACAACAGATTTATGAGTATCTGTAGAAGCAAACCTACCAAACCCTAAAGGATATAAAGACTCATTCGCAAAAACTCTTAAAATGGTGCATGGAGCTCCACGACAATCTCTTATTCCGCCAACAAATGCAGAATTAGTTTTACCCCAATTATCTACAATATAGTTTTGACCAACATTATTCCCTCCTGTCCCAAAATCTACATTCGATACAATCTGAATATCAATTTTAGCTTCAGAACCAGGAGCGTAATATGTTCCAGCAGCAGCGGTTTCATCAACAAACTTATACATGTAGTGATAGTTTGTTACAATTCCTGTTCCTTCTGGATCGGCTATTAAATCTCCATATTGATTTACTATTTTAAGATAATCACCTTCTTTTATTGTAACTGATTTTCGAGGAGAATGAAATGAATAAAAATTGGGAAGTCTTCCTAAATATGTATCTAATGGATCATAATAAAAGTCCTTATCAATCCTTTTTACACTTTGAACTTTATGAGGGCCAGATCCATTTTTCATTACAGCCCAAATAGTTCCTTGTGCAACAATAGTTCCATCTAGTTCTGATCTTACAATCGAAAATCCTCCAATAATCTTTTTCAATTCAGCAAGAGTTGAAACACCATAAGAAGACATAATGGCTACGAAGTCAAGATTATTTACTTCAATTCCAAGTGCGCGAGCAACAACATGATTATTACCAGAATACCAATCAACGAGACTTCCATTGATTCCATAAGTTCCTGTAGTTCCAGAAATAGAATTTAATACTTCGGTTTGCCCAATAGTATTATATTGCTCAGGCATATCCTTATCTCCAAGCCAACGAACAAATTTTGGATTACCTTTTGTATCATAAAACAATATCCCAAAACGATATTTCTGTCCTCTCCAATAACTCATAGAATGATGAGTCATAAATGCTCCCTTGTGGTCTCCAAAATCATTCTCTACACGAGTATAACGATAAGTCGAACCATACATCCTTATACGATTTACAATAACAACTTTTGGACTACCTGTAGTAGTCCATGCAGTAGTTCCGCCAATACCTTTGAAATATGCACCATTAACTCCTCCCGGATAATAATCTAAACCATTGTAGGTTATTTTATTTGAAACATCACCAATTACTTCATGCCACATCCCCGGATGAGCAAATCCATTTCCAACGGCAGCAGATTGTAATCTTCCATGACCAAATAATGCTTTGGCTGAAGCAACAGTTCCAACATTAGTTCCATTCAAATCAGAAACCATTTCGTTTACAATTGCTTTCAGTTGAACAGTATTATGAATAGTTAAATCCTTATCAGGAGTCAATCCTATATTTCCAGCAAATAAAATGTTCTTTGAAGAGGTTATTGAGCGAACCTTATCAAGAGAGGAGTTTGTCGCAATTAAATCATCAAATACTAAATTCTCATTAGATTCAGAACCAAAATGAGTAAAGTCCATTGACGAACCTGTGATATTCACATAAGAGAAAATCTTTGGAACATCAATCGCAGTTCCAACTGTTTTAATAAATCCTACACGAATCTTTTTGTAATTAGTATCAACTCCATCAATAGTTATTTTAATTGCCTTTGTTGTATTTGTGTTTCCTGAGCGAGAATATGTCCTCGCATAAGAAGTTGACGAATCATCAGGAACAACAACAGAAACATGTCGAATAGGAAGAGTTATATATGAAAAAACAGTGCGAGCTCCATCCTCAGATTCTAACTGATAAAAGTATTGATAACTCGCAGTCTGTAAACTTCCTCCTGTAACAAGACCTTTGAAAATAATATTACCCATTTTAAATTTTGGAACGGAATCCAATAATTCAACAGGAATATATTCAATCACCAAACAAGTACCGGTTGTTGTATATGTAGTAGTTGCCGTTGCGGTAAATACATTTCCATTAACCTGATCAGGACCGTAATCATTTCCTCCGTAAGTAACATAACTATTGGAAGCAGTTGTAAGAACCATATACTTTGTTCCATTCACTAAACTTCCAGAGGAAATATAATTAGTCAATCTCCTATCAAGGATATTTATCCCTCTCATAGGATTGCGATTATCTGTCCAGACAACTCTTTCTGTATTCTGAGTTTCAGGTTTAGAAATTATCGCATCATGAGCAATAGGATAATCTTTTGAAAAATTTAAGTCTTTGTGATAATAAAGTGGAGTATAGGTTCCTGTTCCAGAATTATCGAAAACAACTTTACCTATCTCTCCTGGATACTTATCATTTATTCCCGGTTGACTCGCTTCATCATTTGCTAACAACACAATAAGTTTATCTACAAAAGAAGTCCATCCAATTATTTCAAAACGATTTTGATTTGTTCCGTGTAGTGGAATAGTAAAGGAAACTACAGTTCCATTTGCATATTCAAAACTATATCGATTAGAACCTTTGGCAGTAAGAATACCATTACGACCTTCCCTGTATGTGTTCTCTGGCTGAAACGCTGGCTCATTATCAGAGTGCATTCCACCAACGAGAGTATTAATTTTTTCCATAATTAATATCCGTTATAAAGGTATCCATCATCAAACTGAACTTGCATTCCGTATCCCGAAAGAGGATCTGTTATCATTGCAACAATTTCATCTCTGTCTGCTTCGCTTATCTCAGCATCATCAGATCGAGCTGCAGAAGCATTGTCGCGAAAACTTCTTTCGAGCATTTGTACATCACCTAAGTCCATTTTCTGAGGAGAAAATCTACTTCTCTTTGCAACACGAAGCATAATGAAATCTACAATTGCTTCAATGTGATTTTCCATTACCATAGGAAGTCCTTCAGAATCCTCTTGTAATCCTAAGTACTGAACAGTGATATATTGCTTGTCGTAATCAGCGCTAAGGATAATATGATTGTCTTGCACCTCCCATTTGAAATGACCAAACTGCAAATCAATTTGTCCATCTGGTTTATCAACAACAACAAATCCTGTATTAGAATCTTCTTGAAAATTAAGTTGCTGAGTCATTCCACAAATTGTATTATACAAATCGTATGTTTTACACTCGTGGTCTCCAAGAACAATACGTTGAACAAACTTTGCATCACAAGGAAGTTCTGCACGATACTTGTCAACTTTAATACGTTTTATTTTTCTACGATATGAATAGTAGGAGCCAATAATATTTTCAGCTCTTGCTGCCCAACGAATAAAATCAGGAATATATTTTGCGTGGTCAATACCCATATCCTGAAGCGCCTCCAAGACCGGTACCTTAATTGATATGAGTTTGTTTACAGCCATTATCTTAAATCTGGAAGGGTTTTAATTATATCTTCATTCATTGTATTTACCAAATCAATTATCTCTCTAGATACTTTAGAAATCAACTTTGCTTTAACAGATTTTTTATTTTTTCTGTGATGCACAAAGTTAAATCTTGAATCAAAGTTAAATTTACGATGAATTGGCCGAATAACACCTTTTATCATTTTTTCAGTATTAAAATTCTTATCAAATTTTTTTGAATGAATTAATCCCTGCATACTACTCGACCGCCTCACCAATAGAATGCTTCCATTTCCTTTCCCTGGCATAACAACTTCATTTCCCTGTACAAGAGACTTTCTCAATTCATCAAAAAAACCATAAAGAACTTTATAATATTGAATACCATCCTTAACCTTGCCCTTCTTAACCATCCAAACTAAATTCTTATGACAGATATCCTGTGGCCTTAAATTACTGTCTTTGTTCTCTTGCCGGATCTGTTGAATCGTTTTTATCATCAGCTAAAGATTGTTGTTCTACACCAAAATCCTGAGTTAATATTTTCATCTTAATAACTTCTCCCATTGTATGAGACATAGGATATTCATCGCGGTCGGTCATTTGTCTTTTCTTAGAAGTAAGTACAACCTTTCCACTTCCTGTAAAAGTTGCTGATACTGCAGAGAAAGAATCCCCGGCACTGTATTTTACAGAGTTATGAGTAATACTGCCAGAATCAACAGTATAACTAGTTCCGACAATTAATTCTCCGGAAAGTTTATAAGTATTGTCATTTACATATCCATCTAGAGGACTATCCAAAATAAGTATTGGACGAAATTTCTTTACCGACAAAGGAAGATATATAGCATTACCAACCTTAGTGTAAAATTTAAGGTGGCTCATAATATTGTCGGGATGCAATAATTGAATTTTGTGTATAGTTAAATAATGATATTCATACTTTCCACAAATAGAACGAATGGAATGAACTCCAAGATCTGAAGCATTTCCGAGATTATCTGTAATTGAAACTACAGGAGGAATAACTGCTTTTGAAAAGGAACAGTCGCAACCAGAGACAGCAGTGTCCTCACTTCGATTAACAGGAGTTAAATCGGTAACTCCCATATCCTGCAACCAGATTGGTTCAATAACAGGATTACGCTTAAAAGTTTCCCTTATCTCTCGGGCCCTACGTTGATCAATTAAAAAGCCGATATGTTTATCGGCCAAACGAGAATCATCAGTAACTCCGGATTTAGTCAGAAGTCTTTTGATATCGTAGATAAGTTCTTTACGTGTCATGGGTTAAAAAAAAGGGCGGGCTTTTAACCCGCCCCTTCGGTTTTAATTTACAAGCAGACTATTTGTCTATTTTCCAATATGCATCTGCTACTGCAACGAACTCGGAAATAATTGTATCCGAATCTCCACCACCAATATTTGTAGCTTCGAAAAACGGAACGATTTCATCTCCTGCGTCTAAAATTAGAGCAGTTGTTCCTGCAGAATAGATTGGATATTTTACATCGTCAATGTAAGCACTCACCAATCCATTTTGAGCAACATGAATACGGAATTCATGAACAGAACCATCGGTTCCGTTTACACCTGTATCAGTTGATACAGTTGCAGCATTATTCAAGATTCCATGTGTGTAAAAATCATCACCATTAGAATCTGTTCCTACTGCAGCCAAATCAGTGTAGTCGTTAAAGTCAGCAGTATGTGCTGATTTAATTCTTACACCAACTTTCAAATAAACGTCAGTCCAGTCGATTGAAGATACTTTTGCAATAACAGCAAATTCATCTTTACCTACCACAAACTTTTTGCTTCCATTTGTTGGAAGCAATTCAGGAGTGTAAGCAGCTCCTTCGGTATCAGTTGCATCCTGGTCCAAATTCAATCCAGCAGCAGCAGGAGTTGGAACAGTTATTGTCTGCGTTCCAATTTGGTTATAAACCAAAGAACTTGTCGCAGTCAACATTTTGTTCGTACCTGTTGTGGTTGGAACTGCACCAGCAGCGCCCTGGAATATGATGTTCTGGTCGAAGAACTCAATCACTGATTTTGGATCAGATCCATATACTTCAAGGAACATAAGTTTGTGCATCTCTCTTTCGAAAGCAGCATAACCTGTTGCATTTGCAGTAGAAGAACCTTTTCCATTATCAACGAAAACAATTTGCGACTGAACACGATATCCTTTTACTTCTCCAATAGTTGGGATTTCAGAACGAACCAAAGATTCAATCAAGAAAGCCTCATACTTCTGTCCGGAAACAGCAGGAAGACCATCAACAGTTAAAGCTCCATCGATTTCTCCTGCAATGATGTTTCCACCACCAAGAGCATAAACTACAGGTGCTTGAGCAAGCATCCTAGCTCCTTGTCCAAAAGAATAAACAGCTTCAGTTGTAATGGTGCGATCAGCAGAATCGCTAAAACCTCTGTTGTTTTTATCTTTTGCCAATTTGATTAAAGTTGCACCACCACGAGAAAGTTGTCCCGCTGCAGTTTTTACAGGAAAATATCCTGCATCATCAGTAACAGTAAACCCTGTTCCTGTTCCCAAAGAAGCAGCAACAACATTGTTTGACGCATCGTTGTTGATAAGGGTAACTAACTGTCCATGGATATATTCTCTTTGCAACGCTGCAGTAGCTCCGATATCAGTCAGAGTTGCAGGAGTTGTGTAAGAATAAATCTTTGGGATAGAAGAAGAATAACCTTCTCTACGTCCCATTGGATCACTGATTTCAACTCTGTAACTAGTTGAGGCCACAGGAGTATAGCTGGAACCGCCAATGGTTTCAACTTTTACTACTTCGGCGCGATTTTTAATTTGACTGATTTTGATGATGTCCTTAGAGAACACCCCCTCAAGTCCTGTGATAGCTACTGAGCTACCACTGCGTTTTACGTCCGTAGCCGCTGAGGTACGAAGTAACGCTGTCGTTGGGCGAGCGATTTTCATTGTTTTTTTGTTTTTTAGTTAATGTTTAATTAATTATAGATTCGAAAGGTAAGAAAAAATTAAATTCAAAAATAAAATATTACTCCCGTTCAACATCAACGTTCAACGACTGTTTCTTATTCCAATCTTCTACATCAGAGGAAAGTAACATTGCAGCAAATTCACAAACTTCTTCGTGCATATTACCTGGCAAATCACAATTAGTAATATTTGTAGTAGCGATAACAATTCCACTAGTTAGCGTTGAAGTAGCTCCACCTGTAAATGTATCTCCAGGATAATATGTAACAGCATTGTAAACACACTCTTCATAAACGTAATAAACAGTTCCATTGACAATACTTCCACCTGCAATGATTTTATGTTTCTCCTGACCAATAGAAACTACTGCAGGATTTTTCACATAATACAATTCATAATTTCCAAGCGTTCCAGAACTTCCGTAAATAATTCTGAATCCGGTTATGATTTCATTACAATAAACATTATCAATTGCAGGCTCTGTAAACGGATCTTCAAATAAAACACCTTCTCTGTTATAATCAGTTGGAGAAACTAATTGACGTTCTCCATCTACAATTATATGCAACATCAAAAAGTATAAATAATTTGCCGGATATGGAACTACATTTCCAGAAGGAGCTCCTGTTGCTGCAGTAGGAATAAGCGTATACAATTCATCTCTTAATCGTTGTGCAGATTGAACAGAATATCTTCCTCCTTTTTTAATAGGATCGATTTTGTTTTTAACAATATTGTTTATCGCAGCATTAATGGAGTTCATTATCTGCCCATCAGAGAAACGAGCGGACTTCACGCGATCTACGCGCTCCATTATTCGCTCAAGCATTTGTATCGCGTTGTAATTCATAAAACGAAGTTAAAAAAAAAGAGCGGGTTTCCCCGCTCTCTTATTATTCTGCAAACTCAGCCTCGGCTTCCTTGACCGCTTTCTTTAAATCTTCCGGCGACATTACATCGAAAGATTTTATTCCAAGATGTTGTGCTTTCATTTTTAATTCAACAATGTCAGCATCCTCTTGTTTTTCAAAAGTATTCAAGTCATTATCTTCCGAAGGAGAAAGACCTTTTACCATATCAACAGCTTTGTCTTTATCCTTGATTGCATTTTCAAGAGACTTGGTGAAAATTGGTTCCTTCTTTAAATAAGAAAGCACAAGTTCTTCTGTTCTTCCGATAGGAAGTGTTTTGCTGTGCATCCATCCATTTACAAGATCGAAACTTAAAATTCCAACTGCTTTACCTGCGTTAAACAAGTCAAGCAATTCTCTATTTTGATTTGACCAATAATCAACAATCTCTGCAGGGTTGTTTTTAGCAACCTTATAAATCTCGGATTGAAGTTTTACTTCAGAAAGACCTTCCGGCGCTTTTCCTAAATATCTAGCAACGCTAATCCAATCTTTTAGTTTCATGTTCCTTACAATGCCGATAGCTTTTTCTGTAAGTGTTGCTTGCGCAACTTCTTTTTCGGCTTCATTTTCAACATCGTATTTTTTAAACAGAACACGGCCCTGTTTAAGAAGTGAACCTTGCATAAATTCGCAACGAGAAAGTATTGCCCATTCAAGAGCATCTTCTTCATTTGCTAAATTATATTCTCTCCATTCTGGCAACTGAAATCTTTTCCAAAGAAGTTTTTTAGTACCAGCTTCAATTCCAATTGGAACGCCATACCAAATTTTCAACTTAGGATCATAAACATTGCAGAATGAAATGTTTGCTTGTTTGTTCGCTCCACGGCGAATAGCTTCAACTTGAATAATTCCTTTTCTTTTACAGATAAGTGGATTATTCATATTTGCAATCCTGTGATTGAAATTATTCCCATCTAATATTTCATAAAACATGGGCTCTTTCCCAACTTCAGGAACCAATTGTCCGGGTTTTTGAGAGAGTCCCTTTCCGGATTCTAGACTCTTTACATTTTCCATAGGTTCTATTTGTTGTTGTTTAAAAATAAGCCCCGGAGTTTCCGGGGCTTAATATTTGTATTCTATTTGAAATTATCGAGCAGAGATTCTTCCGCAAACAGTTGTGTTGTAAACAACGATCATGTCTTGTTTCAACATTGCAAAACGGATAGCATCTTCTTCCGAAATCATTGTACCTTGATTGATACCGGTTAATCCGTTAAGATAACCTTCAACCATTGAACGATTGATTCCGTATGCACCTTTTGACATGATGTCAACGTTTCTACGGCCATCAACTTCCATAGTAAGAATTGTGATTTCTTTTGATTTCAAAATTCTACCATCGGCAGCTTTAGCAGTATAACGATCGGCATCACTAAACAAAGGATGTTCAATCAACACAAGGGTATCACCATTGAAGTTGAAAGTGTTGAAGTTAAACCCAATCGCAGGTTTTGCTCCACCAACTTCATTTGATTGATTTACCATTTGTTGCAATTGAATCCCTTGTTGTGCAGAAGCTGCTGCAGGGAATTCTCTTTGAGCAATTCTCATTCCATCAATACCGGTAACACCAACGTAGATTGATCCCTCAACCATATTTGATTTCTTACGAAGAGTGGTAAGCATATCGCTTACATCATCATAAGTCCAATCACCGTTACTTCCAGAACCGAAAGCTTCATTTCCACCTTCAAGTTGCTTATTTACTCCATCGCCTTGAACGATATCAAGACCTGTTTCAGGATCCTGCAATCTTGATTTCACGCGAAGCGTTCCATCATCATTCTTCATAGAAGAAAGACCATCCCATTTCTGGAATTCATTCTCCATTAAGAATTGAGCTTTCGCTTGACGCTCTTGCTCCCATCTCCAACCCATTGTTTTGGTACCTTTTCCTTCAGCAGAAACGTAGTCATACCAAATTACATCAGTAGCAGCATCACCTGTGATACCGATTGATTTTCTTTGAGTGGTCATGTGAACGATGAACTGATCAGGAGTATGGCTACGGCCATAACCTCTCATAGATTTTTCTCCATAAGAAGTATATCCACCAAAACAAGTTTTGGTAGCACCTTGAGGAGATACGTGAGTATCCCATGCAAATACAGTTCCATCAGGAGATTTGAAAGTATAAATATAGTTTCCAGCGCTTCCTGTTGGTGCACCTTGAACACGAGCTTGAAAGCCTGCGCCATGGAACAACACGTTCATTCCGGGAACTAAATAATTATCTTCCATCGCAAGTTGGAAAGTTCCATCAGAAGATGTTGAACCAACTTGATACTTAATAACAGAAGCTCTTTGGATTCTGCCCATGATATCAAACTGATAAGCATTATTGCCAATCAATTTTGAATCATCTACTTTTCCCAATTTAGTAGGAACATATCCTACACCATAAGGACCAACAGCGCCAGACACCAACAAGGTTGATATCATACGTTTGTCAGCATACTCAAGAAAATCCCTAACGATAGGTTTTTTCAATTGATTTTCAGTCAAGTTGTTTTCAGTTACACAAGTTTCTGTGAACTTACCAACGCGAGTTTGAATTCTACCTTTAAAAGCCATTTTTTGAAGTTTTTTTAATGTTAATGATTATTTACTCAATTCACACATACAAAACTTCTTTACCTTCTTTCCTCTTCTAAGATGTCAAAAACATTATCGGAAGCATGTCCCGACGATTGCCTTACGGCACCAGCATTACCGGTTTTGGGCGGAATGTTGTGTCTATCATTCTTATATTCGTTTCGAAGCTCTCTTTTCAGAATCTGCTTCAAGTTTGTTTTAGCTCTTTCTCCATATTCTTTGAATAGAAGAAAATCAGCAAGTACTTCAGGATCTTTGAATGTTTCTTCATAATCACCTTTGCTGTACTTTTCAAATATCTTTGCCCTGTTTTCCTCCTTCAAAGGAGTGCCCAGGAAGTCTTTTCTTTTTTCAAGAGCAGTTTTAATATGCACTGCTTCGTCTTTGAAAGCGTTCTTTTGTTTCAACTCATACGCCTCTTGAGCTTTGATCTTTTGGTCAATAATTTGATTTTCTACATCTTTTCTGTATCCCCTCAAATTATCACGAATTTCTTCAACAAAAGATTCTAGTTCTCCATCCTCTGCCATGCGCTCAATTCTTGCTTGAGCTTTAGCATCATCAACTTTTTTGATTTTAAAGTGATGTGCTGCAAGGTCGGCATCAGACATTGAAAGAACTTTATCTATTTTAGAGAAAGGCTCAATGAAATCTTTATAATCTCCTCCGGCCTCAGCGAACTTCATTAATCTTTGAGTCTCGGGTTTGTATTTAGAGATATTCGCTTCAACCTTCTCCGTTAATGCTTTTTTAAAGGAATCGTAACTTTCTTCTTTAAGTTCTATTCCCATCTCTTTTGCAACCTCAGTCCAGGTCGTTTCAACTTCCCCTTCTTTGCTTGCTTTCGGAGTTCCCTTTGGAGCGTCTTCGAGGGTGAGCTCCTCTTCTCCGTTATCATCGGATGCATCTTTTTTTTCGTCTTTTTTTTGCTCTACTTTTTTATCATCCTTTTTTTCGTCTTTCTTTTCAACCTTTTTTTCAGCACCGGCTTCTGGTTGCTTTGGATCTTTTTTGTCGTCTTTTTTTTCTTCATCCAATTCTAAGTTTTCTTCAGCAGATTTTTCTTCTGCAGCTTTCTGTTCTTGCTTCTTTAGATTGTTAAGCAAGTTGTCAGCGGCTTTATCTCCGGTATTTGCTTTGAGAGTTGAATCTGTTTCAATCACCGATTCAATTGTACTCTCCTGAGAAAGAACATCGAAACTATCTGCAAGCGCTTGGCCTGTTACATCATCTTTTTTTGACATGGTTTTTGTTTTTATCAGAGCCTTATGAGGACTTTCTGCTTTCGCGCCTCACCCTGAAATTTCATCAAAAATACAACATTTGTTTAAATATGCAAACTATTGAGGCATTCCATTTTCTAAATCATTATCAAGACTTCTTAATGCAGCTTGATTTTTAGCATCAGCAGACTTAACAATTAAATCAACTTTTCCTTTTTCTCTTATCTTTTGCAACTCATGCATCTGTACATCTTCTCTATTTTCTCTAGAAAGCTGAATAGCAGTCTCTGACTGACGAGCTGAATTCTCCTGATCTGCTGCCAATTGTTTATTCAAGGACATCTGTTTCATCTTTTCAACTTTATCCCATCCTTCAAGAGCCGCTTTTCTTGCATCAGCAAGTGTATCTGACATCTGAACATCAATAAGATCGACAAACCTCATTTCGCCTTTGTTAGCATAACTTTCAGCATAAGCCTCAATCTTTTGTTTAAGCATTTGCTCTCTTCGTCCATTAACGAGAGAAACTCCATAGCTCTGATTGGCGATATCCATTGACGCTTTTAGATATTCAAAATCTTCATCACCAAGAATAAAGCGAAGTTTTTCCGGTTTGTGTAATCCCCAGGCAAGTTTTGCTGTTTCAGCGAGTCGAGTCAAAGCCTCTTCAACAAATGCATGCATATAAAAAAACAAAGATTCCGTAATTGTTCTTGATGCAGCTTGAGATGCGGCGGCATTTGTTGCCGTTGCAGACGCGGCAATATTTCCTTCACGATATTCATTGATGCCTGTTACGCGGTCCATCATTGCAAGATTATCGTTCTTGAAAGCAAGAAGTTGCTGGAATGAATTACTTAACCCCAAATCGATTTCTTTAAACACTCTCTCGAATGGCAAATCTCTTCCCCCCATATTTGCTTGCCCAGAAGATGAATAATCTATGAATGAATCATTGAGCAAATTGTAAAGAACATCTTTTACTTTTTTTCCTTTTGGCAATCCTGCGCGGTCGTAAGCAATTGATTTTCCTTTCATCTTGCTTATTTCACGAAGAGATTGGTACATCACAATATTGTGAATATTTGAAAACGGCTCAATTACTTCCTGAAGAGAAACACATTCTCCATCTACAGATTTTACTCCAACAAAAACATAACTAAACATTGGCTTTCCAGAATCTTCATCTCTCATCATAAAAGGTTTTGGCCTCATATTGATATTTAACTCATGCCCAATTCTAGTTGCCTCATAAAGAACTTCTTCCCATTCTACAGTAACTTCTTCGCCACGCTTTTTATACTGCTCCATGTTTCTCTCATAAGCAGTTTCCTGAAGTGGAAGTTCAACAACTTCATTTTCTATTGGAGCAAATTCTTTTTGCGAATTAGTAAGAGGAGATTTTTTTGTGTATTTCGGACGAACTCCCATCCATTCAAGATGAAGCACTTCTACAGCAAATTGCCCTTTATGCATAGAGTACTTCCCTCTATACAAATCATTGTTAAGATACTGTTCGTATCTGTCTCTCATTCCATCAAGAACGGAACGTTGCTTATCAGACAACTTATATTTCATCAAAATTTCATTTATTGGAAGTTTCCTTCTGCTTCCAAAAACAAAACTTTTTTTCATCAATGGATCATTGTCAAACTCAATAAAAATTCCATCACGAGGATCGATGGTTTCAGTCCAAATATCTCCGGTATCTTCATTCACATTTATCTTAATACCGGCATGTCCCGTAATGCAACCATCAACGAAATTTCTACCGAACTCCTGGACTAATTTCATTTCATCTATACACGTATCAATAATACGTTGCATGATTATTTCATTCTTATCCTTTGGAGTTATTTTTTGTTCAAATTCCGGATCTTTTGGGTCTTGAATTGGAGCGCCTTCCATTGGATCAATTCCATTTTCAGCAAGTTTTACCAAATCTTTTTTCATGTAAGCAGCACCAAGATTGATATGCTTTACACGAAGTTTATTTACAACAGCTTTAGAATTGATTGTTTTTACAGTAGACTTCAAAGGCGTCTGCAACCATTCTCCATGAAGAATGTCGATTTTATTTTTTCCTACTCGATAATCAATATAGTTTCCACGGTTCTTTTTTCCGTATGTTTCAGTAAGATACTTTGTACTTTTTGGAGAGATAAGTCCATTGTATTCTGCATAATTACGATTCCATTTTTGAACTTTAGAATCAGTGTTTCTTACAAGGTCTTCTACAAAGTCAAGATGCATTCGGAACCAATTTTCCGTCTTTTCAATTTCTTTAACATCTTGTCTGGGCCAATTCTTACTTGCCATGAGTTAGGTTTTCCCGCTAAGTTAGAAATTAATAGTCAAATGGTACAAAGTCGTCCTCACTAGACGAAGTTTCTTTTGCATCAACGGAATGCATTACAGTTCTTGCATATCGACTAAAATAATCCTCCTCAACTCCAATAGGTTTTTCATTTGCAATTTTGCTGGGAACTACAATAGAATTCCCTTCACTATCACTACTAAATTCAGGATATTCATAAGGATCATTTTGCATTATCTCACTCTCGTTTGCAGGAATATAATTGTCAGCAGAAATTGCTTGCATCAATGCTAATCCTAGAGCATCTACAGAGTCATTATCTGAATCAACTTCAAACTCATCATAATTTAACGCCTCATTGATAATTTCTTCAAACCAAACTTTCTCTACGTGGAAATCAAAAAAACTTTGTAATGCAGCAATCATTTTTGGCTTTGTACTTGTATTCAACGATAAACCAAATTCATTTGAAGCTTTTGCAGAAACGGATTCAAATTTTCTTGGACGTCTTGCTAGTAGCCATTCAAATCCTGCATCCTGAAAATGTTTCATTATTAACGGAGTTCTCGCATCACATAAAACATTATCTCTGATTCCATAGTATATAGAAAGCTTCAAGCACATTTCATAAAACTGTTCTTTATATTTTGGTCGAGTGCGAATAAGAGCAACAGGTCTCCATCCATCTTGCCCGGCTATATTATGTTTCTTACGAAATACAACCATTGCTCCAAGAGATTTTGAATTCTTAGATTGATTCTGGTCATAAGAGTCAATACCTGCTACATCCAAATTCACATATCCCTGAACAGGATGTCCGTCGTTGAGAATATATACAACTTGATCTTCGGGAGTTTCTTTACTAGCAGGTTTAATTTCTATTTGAGTTGGAATTAAGAGCGCACCTGTTTCAGGATTTTTTTTATAATCCAATACCCAACGATTATATCTTTTTGAACCCTCAGTATCTATTTTGTAAAGCTGATCATTCATCTTTACAACATCGAAATTGTTACTTGCAGTTTTTCGGAATATTTCTTTTCTTTCTAGAGGATTCTCTTGTTCAAACTTGAAATACTTATCCATATCTCCCTCATCAAGCAATTTCTTTTTTTCCTCTTTAATTAATTGCTCGGCTCTTACTTCATCGGAAATTCCAAACCGTTGATATGGTTCTAAATGTTGTAAATTAGGAACGTCTTCTGAAACAACTCCACGTTCATCAGTAGCCCCTGCGTATGCTGGATAATAAAATACAGGAGCAAGGACACACCACTCTTCTGCATTATAAGCATCAAGATTATTGCTAAGATGTTTAAAGTCTTTAGAACCTTTGTCCATATTACCTCCGGTGCCATAAAACCAGAAAGTACCAAACTGCACTCCACCTAATCTCAAACACATCTCAGAAGCCTTCTGCATCTCAAGTAACATTTCATTCTCACCAGATTCTTCTGAAACTATATCATGTAAAAATTTCCCCTTTAAAACATTCGGGTTTTTATTTACAGTTCGGATATAAACAGTATTCATCGTTCCGTTATCAACCGGACCCGTTGCTGTCATTTCTTGCCATCCTGCAACAATTTCATCAGCATTGTCATAACGCATGCGCACACGAAACTCTGGAATCATATTGGAGTTTATGAATCTCCACTTATCCATAAAGTCTTGCGCATGTTCATCTAGTCCGGCAACAACTGCAGCATGATAGTTCTGAGAGAATCTCCATCCGTAATCTATCACCATTCCGTTGGTCATTACAGAAAGTGCCTTACGACGCGCTTTTGGAATGAAAGCATTTTTTCTGCGCTTCTTTAAATCTTCAATCCACAAAGCATAGTCTAATTGGTAATCGTGATATTCCATCGGAACATTTCCTTTTACCGTTTGTGTCTTATCTAAGTTTATGAATTTGTAAAAACGTCCTGGTAAATAAAGTCCTCCTGTTTGATAACCATAGTGCATGTAATGCAATTGCTCTTCCCAGAATTGTTGATACGCTAATGTATCTGCAACCTTCGGATTAGCTATAGCATCCGCATAAGCAGGGATGCCATGTTTGACTAGGGGGTTCGGACAAAATGATTTTGTCTTAATAACTCGCGATGGAAGTATATTAAATTTCATCTTCTGCTAAATCTTCTAAGTCCACAAATCTACTATCAACATCTGGTTCCGGCTCATTATAATTTCTGTTCTGATAAACATTCTCCAAGGCATCTTTTTTCAATTTGCCATTGTCAAATTTCTCAGCATACAATTCCTTATTACGAATAAGTCTTTCAAGCAACGAGAGCGTTCCTTTTCCGTGTAACTGAACATGCTCCTTTTCGTCTTGCATCGAAAGTTCTTTCTCTATTTCTGCAATAGCTTTTCGTATTTCAGAATTTGTCTTCATCAACTTTGCTATAGCAGAAGCATCTTCTTCATTTCGAATAGCATCATTGATTTTGGAAACTTTACTTTTATATGTAAGCAACTGTTCTCTTACAGGATCGAACTGCAAAGATTCATATTCTTTAATCGCTTTCGCGATATTATCTTTTTTATTAGGAGTTAGTCCTTGGTCTTTAAAAACCTGAGCAGTAGCCCTACGGTATCTTTCATCCTGCGACAATTGCCGATAAGGAGAATAATAATCAGTAGATAATACAACAAATAATTTTTCTTCTTCGGTGAGTTCCGAAAAAAAAGGAACGAGCTTCATCGCATCCGGATGAAGAATAATCGTTCCTTTCTTATTGAGTGAGAATAAATACATAGTTAAAACATTGGTTCATCTTCAAATCCAACTTCATCAACTTCGGTTGGTTGTAATACAACAGATTTTTTCCAGTAATCAATCATTGCTTCAATTTCCTTTTTCATATAAGGAACCGGAAGCGTAACATGTTGCATCTTATCTGCAGGAGGAATATATCTTATCCGCAATTTACGAACTTTTCTTCCCAACATCTCCTCTAGCATATAAGCATACATGCTTAACTGAAGACTGTACTTGTTATAATTGCAATGACTAAGATGTGATATTGGTCCGGAAAAATATTTTCCATATTTGTTCTCGAAATCTATTCCCTTGCTTAAGTTAGTCTTAAAGTCTTCAATATCTATTGGAGAATTCACTCCTTTACTTACAACTAGAATCTTATCTGCTGTACCGGCAATACCATGATTGGTGTACAAACATTCTTCGTCATAGCACTGATAATACTCCTGATATTCTCTCATTATACTTTTCATCATAGCCTCTAAGTCTTTATTGACTTCATCTATCTGAAAAGTTTTCGAGTAATCCTCTAGCGCATTATGAATTCTAGTTCCATGGGAAGCTGCATCATCTCTCTTTTTATCCCATTCGGCAAGAACAGATTCCTGAGTGCGACCATGTTTTATTGCAGAGGCTTTACTTATTCTCTCCCTGTCAAATACAGGCTCAAAGTTCTTTACAAAAGAACTCCAAGAGATGAACTCCCGACCATCGATATCGAAATACCGGTGATCGGAAGCTCTTAGTTTCACTCTATTTTGTAGCATTCTTTTTCTTTGGCTTTATTTCTGTTTCAACTACAGGAAATGCAGGAAGCAATAAATCATCATCATCATCGCTTTCAAACTTATCATCAGACATTGCAGGCATTGTTGCAATCTCGGGAACGTTATCATCGATATCGTTATCTCCGGCTGCAGTAGCAACCAACTCTCCATTCTCTTCTGTAAAGTTAAGCATTAAGTCCTTTTCCATTTCTTTAAGAAGCTTGTCCTTTTCGATTTGATCCCAGCTCTCAAAGTCCTGATAAACGAATCCTTCTTGCTTTCTTTCCTGTCTTACATAGTCCTCAATGATTTCTTCTTTCTTTACTTTCTTTCCTTTCATGTAGAGAGAAACTTCTGCATAAAGCTTATCTACAATTTCCATGACCTTATCAAAGTCTTCAAACCCATCTACATCTCTCTTAATCATTGGAGCACTCAGTCCAATAGTTTTTTCTTCCCAGGAGCGAATCTTTCCAGTGATAAGAAAACTATTAGCTCCACCTTTTACGCCTGTTACTTCAGTACACATTCTTAACGGAACTAAAGAATCTTCATTCGGCCCTGTAATATTGTATCCACAGAGTTCTAGAAAATAATCTTTCAATTCCTGCATGTATTTCTTCACCTCTCTGGTAACCGGGCGGTGTTTCTTCTCCACCAACTCATTTCCGTAAACCATACCATCCTCAATGTCGGTAGTCTGATACATCACCTCAATTCCTCTCAGCCCACCATCGATCAACTTAACCTGCCCAATACTCCGGGACTTCATATCCTTTGCTTTCATGTTTTGTTTTTAGTTTAAAAATTCCAAATCATCGTCTTTGTATTCGGTTTTACAGTCGACTGAGTTACACCAGCCACCGCGCTGTAAAGCATAAACTAGAACTATCATTCCTGTTGCTTTTACTTTTGCTCTGCGTTCTTTTGCTTTCATGTTTATTAATCTAAAATAACCCAATCAGTTGCAAGTGCATCAGAAGTCGATGGAGACCATCCTGTAATTAAATTACTTGGATTTACCAACGCCAATTGATTATCATAATAGATTGCATTTATCTGGTCTGCTGGTGTATCAAATCTTCTTTGAAACTCATCTTTTACAGATTGAGGCAGAGATTGCATTTTAGGAACAACATCTTTTCCGATTGTTGAAGGCACTTGCATAAATACAAATAACCCTTTTCCATTCCAGCCATCGCGTTGAACTCGTTTGCCATTTTTAAGGGCTTCTATGGCTTGCCCAAATGTTTGACCTTTTGTCATTTTGTTTTGTTTTAATTGTTAATACTCTTTTCCGATAACTTCTAAGTTGATTAATTTCTTAATAGCTCCAAGGCTAGATTTAATCTCACCTAAACAGTGATTTTCTAAGTCCGGACCATCGGTAGCCTTCAGACTTTCCTTAATCTCTTGCACATACTTGATATAATCCTTATAGGGTGCAATTTTCTGTTCCAAAGTTTTCTCTCCCATTAGATGATAGTATCTAAGTGATTAACCATCTTATTCAACCTAGTGTTGTTCTTAATAAGACGGTCTAATAATTGCTCCATACTACTTGCAAAAGAATTTGGCATTTCAGTAGCAACTTCAGTCTTTGAAGTTTCTTTTTCTATCTCTGGCTTTGAGATATCTCCAATTGCTTTTTCTATCTGCAGAATATAATCTCCTTGCACTGCGATTACTTCCTCAAATCCCTTTGAAAGCGAAACTAATTTCGGCTCCGATTTCTTTACATTTTCTTGCATACTCATGTTTTTTATTTTGTTTTTATTGGTTACACGTAAAATTTCTCTATCACCCTGTCCTCTCCATAAACCCTTACCCATCTCTCTAGATCCCTCACCGTCTTAAACACCCAGCACTCTAATACCCAGTGGCTCTGCTTTACCACCTCAAAAAAGTTCCGTATCTCTCCCCCGCTTATCTTCAATACAAAACAATGCGGCAGTAAGTTCCCATTCTCATCCCTTGCTAGATTACTCCAGGCATTGGCTTTGATTTCCTCAACCTCCCCGAAATCCCCAAACACCGCCTTAAATAATTGTGGCTCCTCTTCTAGGCCCACCGCCTCCTTTATAATCACTTCTCCTGTTTCCATTTTCTTTATTTTTTAATTACGTACAACTTATTACTAAATTCAAAATTACCCAAAGTCATTTCCGGCTTATTATTCTCATCCCTAAATTGAATGCAAAAACCTATCGAAGTATAATAGTCATTTAACAAATTCCTAAGATCTGGATGCGTATCAAGAAACTCATAACTCGGAAACATCTCTCTTTTCATAGATTCCAAATCCGCCTCAAGACATGTATTCTTTGCCTCTAAAGCTTTATTCTCCTTACTCAATCTCTCCATCTCCTGCAACTCCGAATCAACCAATTTCCTCTGCCCCTCAGAAGTAACCCATTTCTCCCTCTCGCCCTTTAGTATTAGCAACTCCCTAGAGCCCATCATAAACCTATCATACAATTCTCCATAAGCAGTTCTCGACACCTCTAACTCTCCTTCCAGCTCCTTTACCTTTCCCTTTAGTTCATCAACATCAGGAAAACTCACCTCCACCTCCGATTCCGACTTTAATTTTATTCTCATACTCTTAATTTTTTAGTTTAATCCAAAAATAAAAACTCTGCAATCCTAACTCTTTTTGTTTAAATACGCAAGTTATTATCAAACTATTTTTTTACCAGCATCCCCCTCAACCGAGTACACTCCTGTACCATCTCACCAATGAGAGAGTGTCAATCATCACACCCCCACCCAACACCCCCACCCATTCCACATC